GGTACTACTGCAAGGGCTGCTACGTTGTATTGGAAGGGACAGCTTATTGCTGACCACCTTGGTTCACAAGGACTTCTATTCAACGGGGAGGTATTCTAATATGTCTTATTCAGGATTACAATATAACGAAACTACTGGTATCGACGCTGTAACAGGTCTCGCAGTAGATATTCCATCAGCACTAGACAGAACTATTAAGCGCCGTCTCATCGCAGGAGCAGCTATTGCTGCTGGCGATGTTGTGGCTTTTGATGTGACTGCTACTGGTTCTGCTTCGGTATTGACGGTAACACAAGCTGCTGCTGTAGGTACTGGTAACCCTCTAGCGTGTGGGGTTGCTCTTGAAGCAGCCGCTGCCGCTGGAGACGAAATCAGTGTTGCAGTACAGGGCTATGTTGCTGCTGTCAACTGTGATGCTGGTGTTACTGCGGGGCAACCCCTCGCAGCACCACGTAACGTTGCTGGACAAGTAATGGTAGGTTTGAACACAGACTTAGCACCTTGGTTCGGCGTTGCTTTGAAAAACGAAGCAGGCGGTGTCGTGGAAGCTTACTTGTACCGCAAGTAAAAATCACACCATAGGAGGGCAGGGTATCAAAGCCCTGTCCTCCTTTTACAGAGAGAACAGATGAACCTACAAGAACTTAGAAATAAAATAAAGAATATTACAGACTATAACCCAGAAGTACAGACGTACTTAGATGATCTGGATAGGCTTATCAATGATTCCTACTGTAATATCTTTACAGCAAAGAGATGGAACTTTGCTCAAGAAACAAAATATATAGATATCTATCCAGATATCTTGCCAACAGATACACTAACTGCCGCTGTTACAGATGGTTCCAGACAGGTAGTTTTCAGTATTCCTGTACAGGCATTTAAAGATTACCCTGTAGAATGGGAGGGACAAATCTTTCAGTTCGATAACCGTGACTACACTATTGACCAAGTGATGAGCTTCACCGAGATACGACTGAGAGAACCATTCAGAGGAACTACAGCAGCGCATTCAAACGATTGGAGAATAGCGCATAGGCATTATAACTTGCCTGCTGACTTAATAGAGATACTAAACCTTCAACACACTGACGCACCAGTAAGCGGTAATGCACATCCGATACATGGGAAGAAGGCTTCAATAGCTAGACGTCGTGCCGAAGAACTAAACTTAAAGATAGATAAGACTGCTAGTTATTCAGAAGCATATGTCATGGAGACACCAGTTGATATACCAGCAGGTAAGAAGTTTGGTCCAGCAGTTATAACACCCGGTGTTATTAACAACGGATTGGCTTACAATACATACTGGGAATTTGCTTGGGCGTTCTTATGGGATGGCGTAGTTGGTCCTTTATCAGAACCACAGGTAGTAAATACAGGGACTGGTGAGGGAGGAACATTTCCTAGCATAACACTAAACCTTCAGCAGTGGGACGATCAACTAACACAGGCGAGAGCATACAACGCAAGTGATGTATATCGTACACCGCTTGAGGGATATAAAAAGGTTTTAGTTTATAACAGTAACTTTGATCACAACACTGGTGAACGTAGAGGATTACCTTGTTGGAGATATCTCAGAGATGCTGCTGCCCTTATTGATAGAGATGACTGGCAACCTTATATTATTGCCGATACTTCCTCACAAGGTTTAGTATCTGGCATTAGTATGTTGCAGCCGGGACAGGAAAGATATATTGAGATTGACGGACAACACCAAAGGTTCCGTCCTTATCCACGTCCACAAGGTGCGGATAAGATATACGGCGCAGCAGGAGCGTCAGGTCCTATACCAGAACTGAACGCAAGGGACTTTAGGCAGTGGGCATTGAGATACCTAACGAAGCCAAAGCTACTATGTTCAGCTACTGATACACCAGAGATGCCATATGAATTCCACCAGTTGATTATCTATTCAGTATTGTTTGAGGTATTCACCAAAGGCAACAATAGTTCTATGGCAGCTATGTATGATAAAAAGATTGCTGATGCAGTAAAGATATTAGAGAGGAGATATATCGACAGGACAGACACCTTCTGGCAGAGAGGGCAGTTCGGCATGTCGCATAACGGTATCTGGATGGACGCAGATAGTTTCAGGAAATTAAATTAATGAAGACTAAAACTGTACCAGACGCTCTTGCTGGTGGCGTTGATCAAAGGGTCAAGGCTAGTACGCAAAACGCTTCAGATATAAAGAACATGCGTGTCGAAGATCAAGGATTAGGTTGGGTTAACGATAGAGGCTGGGAGCCTGTTGTTATGGCTTCTGACGCTGGGACTGAGACATTACCTAATGGGTTTACGTTAGAGCGAGCACCATGTAGGTTCCTTGATATTTATTCACGTCACAATGGTGCCGAGGTTTATTACCTAAACGAACGCCAAGGGGAACTGGCTTATACTTTTGGTAACAAAGGTACAGGGACTACTGGTAGGGTTATTTTAGATTCTACTAGACACTTGCCAAAGGCAAACGATCCGGGTACACAGTTAGTAACACATGGTAGGTTTGCTCTTATATGTAATGGATATAACAGACCGTTCAAGTTCTGGGGTAGAGAACACCAGACACCATTTGGTTGGAGCCAAGTTCCTAATGCTCCTAACGCTCATGTACCAAACCCTGAATACGCTGTAGCTCCTCTGAATACAGATACTGGAGAGATAGGTTTAGTTATTCCTAAGACAGAACGCATATACGGACAGGGACTTGATGCTGATGATTCAGTTAATGTTTATAGTTATAAAGTCTCCTTCATAAGTGATACAGGAAGTGAGAGCCCATTGTCTGAGGAAGTGACAGTGGCGTGGGAAATAGATGCAGCAGGCGAAGAAGGATACTGGAGCGTTATGCTCTCAAACATACCTCTTGGTCCAGTAGGCACTAAAGCACGAAAGATTTATAGAACGAAGAACATGGGTTCAACTACTTCTGAGAAATATTATTATATCAAACAACTATCAGATAACGTTGTTACAGACTGGGTAGATGTCATAAAGGATTCTCTACTATTAGTAGATGCGCCCTCGGCTAACGATAGTATGGTTATACCACAATCGTTTAAGTACGGAGCGTCATGGAACGGCTGTATGTGGTTAGGTGGTGGAGATGAATTCGGTACAACTATCAGATATTCGAATAGATATCTTCCAGAACAATTTAATAAGTTCCGTTTCTTTGAAGTCGGATCTAGACAGGGCGGTGCTATTACAGCACTGGTTCCCTACTACAATACTTTAATTGTTTTCAGGGAGAATAGCATTGAAGCGATATCAGCTATTACTGATGATGAATACACTATCAGTACAATCACCGATGATATTGGAACTACTGCGACTAATAGTATTGTTGAGGTTCCTTCAATTGGTTTATTTTTCCTAACACAAGATGGGGTGTATTCTCTGGTTGCTGGGCAATCGGGTGCTGGACTGGTTCAGTTAGAAGCAACAAAGGTATCCGCTGGGCTACATAAGGAATGGCATAGACTATCAGAAGGCTCAATGGCTAGAGCATCGGCAGCGTATTCAAGCAAGGAAAAAGAATACTGGGTACACTATCCTGTTGATGGAGATACAGAGAATAGTAGAGGTGCAGTATTCCACGTTCAGGCGAATGGTTGGTCACTAAGAAACCTAACAGATCCTAAATATATTATAGGTAGCAAGACACGCTACGGCATGTATTTCACACAGCTTGCGACAAACCCAGAGGGTTGGTTTATTATAGGGACTTATCCTAACTATCCATATGCTGCTGTACCAGACGATGAATTCACTGGCTTTCCCGGTTATGGACTTCAAGTATGGAGCGGTGCTAAGAGACTAGGCGAGCACCTGATATGGGCTGCGGCTGGTATTGGTGTCAACACATTTACAGTTACGCCAAGTACCAAGAGACAGGAAGATTGTAACTATACTAGCACCTTCAATGACTTAGGTGATGACAGCATTAAGAAGCGTGTCCTATCAGTAGAGATAGAGATGGTTACCCAAGGATACAACGATTTAAATCTATCATATGTAGCAGACTATGGTTTCAATGAAATCACTGCTGGTGTTGCGGCACCTATGATAGTAGAACAATATAAGACAGTTAATGCTGAACCAGTATGGACTACGACTACACCTAACGGCGCTAAGAACTTAGCGGTATGGGGTGAGAACTGGTCAGGTTCACAGGTGTGCAGGGTTAGGTGGGACGTCCATACAGGACTAGTTGGAGCGTTCAAGTGGAAGGTTAGTTCACAACACAAGTTCCATATCATTAGTCATCAAATAGAATATATGGATAGCAAACAGAAAGTCATAACACACGGAGGTTCAAATGTCTAGAACATGGACAACTAAAGCATTTATTGGCTCAGATCAATTTAAGGCGTCAGACTTCTCTAGTGAAGCAAACGCCGAAGCACAACAAGTAAATGGTAAGCTAGGACAAAACAACCTACCATTGGATTCTGTTGTTGGTGATAAGTTGGTAGATGGAATAGTTCAGACTAACGCATATGGTGACAACACTAAGTCCTCATACTTACCAACACAGAGCTATCATGTAAATACTTTTATATCAGCTAACGAAACAACTGAGGCTGATGTAATAGGTGCCCCTGAAGACTATAATACCAATTGGTCTGTCAATAGTTGGGACCCCTTCTGGAACAGTTTCGAGACTGAGAACAGTACGCTCAAGTTTGTTTCGAGAGAAGGAATGATATACGGTGATGTAAACCTTTCAGGTGAGAGGCGTATTGGTAGGGTGCATTATACACCAGCAGAAGGTCCGGGAGCAACCGTCTTTGTTGGACATGGAGGTTGGTGGCGTATTGGTGTATTCGTCAATGGCGTTCTTGTTGCCGATACTGGAGAGATTCAAGTAGGAGCGTATAGTATTGACTTACCTTTCAGCACACCAATAGGAAGTGAATACTGTGAGGTTGAAGTCAAGTGGATGGCTAACCAAGACTTGTATCAAGAACTTACAGGCATAGGCTCGTCAATTGTGAATGCAGACTTTCAGAAGTTTGTCTGCGCTGGTATACATGTCTTTGCGAGGAACCAATATAGATGAGCAAGTTAATATATGATATAGGATACGAAGGTAATCCAAGTAACGCTAACGACGAGGTAGATAACTACTTTGATAACTTAGCAACAGCGACTGCTGCGTTGAGCGCAGAGAATACTAGAACTGAATGGGTATCTACAAAACACTTTGACTGGGAGAACAAACCTTTAATCAAAGCGCA